CCTAAGACTTTCCATTTCTTGAAGTTGCGCTATCTTAGAGGGGTTTGTTAGCGCAAGTGTGAATGTAAGCAAATCCTCCCCCCTGTATCCAAGAGTGTAAAGGTGAACAATCCCAATTTTTTCTAATTCGCTCACCACAGATCTCTGAACCCTTTGAACTGTTCTGGCGAAACGAACGTCCTTTTGGGCCAAAGTTGTTTTATCCTCTGTCGGCCCTCCGGTTGAATCCATTATTAGATAAGACGGGGGAATTTTAATTGCAGATATCATCTTATCTCTGAGATATTTAACATCTTCAATGTCATTCGCCCTTTGTTGGCCGGAAACGACATCAATTTTGGTGCCTGAATTGTTGCCACGCACAGGAATATAAAAATCCTCTTCAATTGAAGCGGGATTATAGCGTAGATCGACCCTGCCAGAGAGCGAATCAACAGTCTGATGTCGCTTCATTTGTGTCATGACTTTTTGCATAAATTGCTCAACATCTTCTGGGGGGATGCCACCAACATCAATGTAAAATGCACGTCGGTCGGGCGCTCTTACAATTCTATACGCCATCATAGCGTCTTCCATTAGAATAAGTTGGCGCCATATACGTCGGCCGGCATCCAAAACACTTGTGCCATAGGGTGCAAATTTATCATTTCCTAAAATTCGAAAATGCGCTATTTGCCAATTTTCAAAAGTCATCCCTCCAGAATTCCACTGATATTGAATATAATCGGGGTTCGTTTTATCTTCGCCTTCCAGTCTTTCTATTTCTGCGTTAGGCAGACCGATAATGGTAGTAACGCCCATTTTATCGTCAATATCCAAATAAAGGAAAAAATCTCCATATTTGCACATCGTGCGCGCCCAACCAAAAAGATTAAATTCAATATTTAAAACTTGATAAAAGAGTGTGTGCAAAATGTCTTTTATCTCTTCATTGTGGCATTTAATTTTTAAAAGTTCTTCATACCCATTAAATGTAGTTATTTCATCAGCAAAAATATCTAAAGAGGATGCCAGTTCTGGTGTATATTCCATCTGATCAAAATCGCCATATCGCTCCCCGCGGGCCTGATTAACCATCCGATTGGACATTAAGTTTTCATAGGGGTTATAAGTTTTCTTTTTAAACTGCTGGCCGCTGGCGCTTTGGAATTTAGAAGCGTACTTATCCAAACGTCGGCGGCGATCTCGGCGCACGTTTTGAGTTCTATAATCGATAATCGGCCCTGAAAAAAGCCTAGTAAGCTTTTTGAACAGTGTTGAATCTTTGTTTGCAGGGTTTCGTCTGTTGTCTGCCATTTAAACTATCCTATGAAAAAAGGTAAATTGATTTTCTTTTCTTCTTTTCGTGTATTAATCACTCGCTGGCCGCGGCCGGACATGCCGTGTATAGAAGTATCTAATACGGACCGAGTAGTTTTTAAAGAGCCCAACAGCGCCTTTTTGTATTGAATCTCTTTTTTGTTTATCACAAGGGCTGTATCTCTTACCCAACATGCAATAGCCATTGCCATAACCAAATCGTCATGATAACTTCGCATCGCCTCCGCTTTTCCGTTATGCCAGACAAATGTTTTAAATTCATTATATATCCTTAAAGAATTAATATTAATAGCTTTGTTCCGTATGAACTCTTCAAGCTTTGCTATAATCAAAGGTCTGGTCTTGGTCGTGGTCGAAAAACCGGGAACAATGCCGGGCATTTCATCGTAAGCGTTCTCAACGTATTCATGGCTAGCTTTTTTACTATAATATAAATTGGGATGTCCCAAGTCTTTTAGTTTTTCTAAAACAGAAATACCAATTGAGTTATTTTCCACCACTGTAAGACACGCGCCGTATTCTTTGCTGGTGTCATAAATAAAGCGGGCAAAAAGATCTAATGGCAGCTTTCCTTGGTACTCAGCAACCTGTTCCATATTGTTTATATTTATAACCTGTACCGCGGAAAAGTCTTCACCATCGCCTCTTGCAACATCAGCGATTAAAATATATTTTTGTGTTTCATCGTATGTTTCCCAAATCCAAAGATTCCTGTCAAAACCAGTTTTATATTTGGGGTCTTTTATGTTTTCACCAATTAATTGTAAATCCTCACCGGACAATAGTGTTGTGCCCGAAGTGTTGAAATTGCACATTAGCTCTTGTGCGATTTCTCTCTGGGACATATTTTTTGTTTCTTTTTCAAGCCACTCTTGATTTCTCTCCGGGTGCACATCCCACAGGAGTTTAATGTGATTAAAATCGTTGGTGCCCTCTTCGGCTTCAGTGTATAACTTATGAAATAAATTTCCCACCCCATTTGGAGTAGAGAGAATAATGCAGTTGCCGCCGGTGGACAACGTGGGATACAAACCAGCCCATAAGACATCCATGTTCTCAATAATGGCTGCTTCGTCAAGGACCAACAAAGAAAGAGCCTCTGAGCGGCCGGCGTCACCAGACGTTGAAATGGCCTTTACTTGAGAGCCATTATCTAGCTCAAAGCTATTTCGATTGTCAATAATTATTTTAGAAATCATCATCCACTTCGGAACGGACTTCATGGCCAGCTTTACTTTTTTAACTAAGTTGCCGGCTGTGTCTAGCTTGGTGGCCATTATAACTACATTTTTATTTCTGTGGAATAACAGAAGCCATGTAATATAAGCAGCAGTGGTAGTAGACAAACCTAGCTGGCGCGCTTTTAATATAATATTAAAGCGGCAATCTTCGAAATCTTTGACTATTTCTTCTTGAAAATCATATAGCTTAAAAGGAATAAGCCCTTTTATAGGATGGGCGATCTTAACATAGTTGTTGATAAAATATGTTGGATCTCGGCCACATTTGAGTAGCTCTTTTCTTATTGCGTCTTTTGTCAATTTGTATGCCATTACTTAACATTTCTAAAACTATTTTCTTTATTTTTTCTATTATGAGAAGAGCCATCCCTTATCATATTTTTAATCGACTCACCAAGTGTAAGAGGTGCTATCTCTTTATTGGGTTCGATGGTCCTGATTTGTGGAGTGCTTATATTACCTATAAGGTAACACTTGATGGAAGTACAAAAGTTTCTGTAATTTGAGATGCGCTGGATACGTGTATTGCTAGGGCCCTGATCCTTAAGCCGCAAACGGCCCATCTTCATTTTACCGTATTCTTCCTTAATAAAACTTGACACGCTTTTAAACTTTCTTTCTATGTCGTCTTCGAAATCCTTTCCGCCGCGTTGGTGGATATCTTTCAAATTTACGGCACCTTGATAAGTAATATACAAATAAGGGCCCCCAAAACGAACTTTAAAGCCGTCCATCACGCGAGAATCCTTAATAGGGTCACCCAAATCTCTGTCCAAACCAAAATCAATTGGTTTTCCGTCATCACCCAATGCTCCATCATGTCCATACTTTGAACAAATAGAAGAAATTGTTCTTAACACATCTAATACGCTAACTGCCATTTTCGGGCCTCCATCCAGTTTGCCAACGCTCTTCGCGTCCTTCGACAAAAGTTATATAACATTTTGAGCAAACCTCATACTTGTTAAAAAACATTTTGTCTCTAAGTGAAATAATTTGTTTACTGCACACCGTGCAATTAACTATCCCATCTTTATTAATTAGTTTTTCGCTAATTAAAAACCCTTCCTTTTCCAAATATTCGGAGGCGCTCTCAGAATTGACAGCTTGCTTGAGTTGTTTAAGGTACTCTTTCTCTTTTTCTTTGTCCCAGCTAGAGGCTGGATTCTGGATGGCTTCGTTACCATACTTGTCAGCTATTGCCTTTTCAAGTCGAGCAATATAGTCCCAATCTTTTTTCTTTGTCATTTTGCTGTTTGGACCGCTGCGTAAAAAATACCCATCGACAACGCAACACCGCCGACAAAACCACCAGCAAACCACCAATTGTTATAGTCGCTAGGTTTGTCCAGCGTTATTTTTTCAAGGTGGTCGATCTGGCCATTTTTGATTTTTAAAATAGCGTCGTATTTCTTTTGTGTGGCGTCTAACGAAGCCTTGACGATCGAAGTGAGCATGTCACACTTGGCTTTTTCTTTGGCTACGTTGTTTTTAAGCTGTAGTGTACACTCTAATTGGCCCTTTTCT